CATAACTTCTCATACTCGTTCTCTACTTGTATGCACTTAATCTTGTTGAGATACTCCCCACATCCTTCTAATACTTCATACGCAAGTCCTTCAACATCTAATTTAAAAATATCAACGAACTCTATATTATTCTCTTCAAAAAAAGTATCCAGCCTTTTACTTTCACACTCTACGGTATAAAAATTATCTGCCTCGTAAATATCTCTCCTTAGTACCGAAGATCGTCCATCATCCCAATCTTTAGCAGCATTAAAACTAACAGTACCTGACACACTATTAGCCGCAAAGTTAAATACATTGTAGTCAGCATACTCATCTTTAATATTTTGGTAAAATGCAGGATGAGCCTCCACTACATAAATATCCTCGGACTTTAGATTAAATGCCTTCTGTATTTTTTCACAGTCTTTGCCGTTATGTGACCCTACCTCAAGAAGTACCTTAGGCGTGATGCGGGTACTCATAGGAATGATCTCCTCTAAAGCTTGTAGCTCTGGTCTGTCGGTACTGCGTCCAAATGAATCTAATGTCTCCATATTACTCCCCCTTAAATGGTTCTAAAAATATTTTCCTACCATCACTAGTGTAGTAATAAAGTCCTTCCTTATTTGGAAAAGTAAAAGCTCTAACTAAATTAGTAATATCCTTCTTTTCGTCTAACATTTTTCTAGTGTACAAAGAAGAAGGCATCTTCTTTGCTTTATGAGAAGAGTACTCCCCCCTTAAAAGGGAATGAAAACTCTCTACAAACATAGCATAAATTAAATCCATCCCTTTTAAAAACAGATCATAGGCTGTATCATTATTCTTTATATCAAACTGGCGTACACTAATAAGGGCACCAGTATCTATATCGCTATCAATCTCATGGAGAGTAATGCCAGCCGTATTTTCTCCATTAATAATGGACCAAGTAAAAGCCCCTGCTCCTCGGTACGCAGGAAGAACTCCAGGGTGGAAATTAAAACACTCTCTCCCCTTAATAAAATCTTCTTTTAATAAAGTGTCGTACATAACAGAGATAAAGATATCACACTCCTCCATTGTATTGCACAACTCAAACCCAGATACCATATTCTTCTGGGCGTAGTTCAAACACTTCGCCCCTACTGGTCGGGAATATCCTATGTATACTTTCTTCACAGTACCTCTTCAAATGCCTTTATTAGATTCTCTGCCATGACCTCAGGCTTATATTCCTCACAAAAAGAGGAGCAATCTTCTAGATCTAGAACGGGAGTATTGTCCCACAGTTCTTTTATGCTTGCTTTGAAATCATCATAGCTGTCGTTCTTAAAGTAGTTAGCTCTACCTCCAAAGTAATCAGTAGCACCCATATACTTTGAATCAGATACCAAGACAGGTTTGCCTACCTTATACCCTTCTAAAAGAGATAACCCTCCAGTAGATGCTTCAAACCAAGGACACACTAGGAAAGAACAACTCGCTATTTTATCAGCATACTCTTCTTCAGATAAACTCTTATCACTTAAAAGATATGGAATATCTAACTCCTCTACCGCTTTTTCAAACCATCCTAAATTACGGTCTGGTATTTGTCTGAGAGGCATATAAACAAATCTATCATCTCTTACTTGTTCAGGAGCTATATCTAACTGTCTAGCGAAAGACTTAACTACCTTACTTTTTTCCCGTGGGATATCAAAAAACTCTTCGTTCCTGTGAACTACAGACATAGACGGGCAGAAAACAGAAGCACTTTCTTGAAGAAGCCAGCCATAACAATTTAAATCATAAGGGAATAGATTAGTAGGCCAATTTTTATGCGCCCACTCGTAAACATCCCAGTTATAATTTACCATAGGGATTGTAGGGTAGTCTCTATGCAAACCTACAATCTTGAACTGCTCCCCTATAGTGGCCCCAAACAAAACATCAAAGCTTTTATCGCACTCATTATAAACCACTTCATGCCCTAAATCTCTCATGCAATCAACGGCAGCATCCATCCAACTAGCGTCAGTATGTCTTATCCAACTAATCTTCACAGTTTATAACCTCATGATCTTCGATCAAGTAGTTATCTTTGCCATCTGAATACTCCATGAATATAATGTTCTTACATACCCTTCTCAATTCCTTTTCCATAGGACCCCACACATCCTCTCCAAGCTCTCTTTGAATCATCCATTTAATAGACACCCCAATCCCCCAATCAAACTCATTATCCTTGAAAGGTAAGTCTTTAATATCTGCTTGTGTATATTTGTGTCCTGGATTAAGTTCTTTAGCTATATCTAGAAAATCGTTACAAAAATCTACACCCATGTAATTGCTAGGATCATAGTATCTGGACAACCTTCCATAGCCACAGGCTATATCTAAAACTTTATGCTCTGGTTTAATATGAAGGCGTGATAAGGTCATGTGCCTAAACTCAACTGCACCCCAAATACCGTCCTCTAATTCGTAGATACTGTGGTGTATCTTACCAGACAAACGAGCGTTCTCAATCCTGTCCTTCCAAAAATCTAAACTATCTACTTCTTGTGCCATTAACGACCTCCAATAATTCTGCACACCTATTCAAAAGGGTGTAGTCCCTCTTAACACGATCCATCCCTCTCTTAATTATAGCTTGCCGCTTATCTTCATTTGCGTCATCTATATAAAAATCAATCAAAGAACATAGCTGATCAAAATTCCAACGATCATAGTAGACACACTCTTCATCTTCCACGAATTCATTCTCAATATCAGGGGTGTAGGGATGAATAAGAAACCCTCCCCTACCTATTGTTTCATACAATCTATTAGACCAGTAGCTAGGGTGGTTTATGCAATCACCTATCACTACCTTAGTTCTTTTGAATAAAGCACTTAACCTCCCCTCTCTAGCCTCGCCTGGGCTATTTTTTCCAACCCATAAAAATTTATCTCCATACTTTTTTTCTAACACTTGAAGAAGAATTTGTCTGTAATTATCTAAATTAGGGTAAAGGCACCCTACAAAAAGAATAGGAACCTCCTTAGGATACTCAAGCTCCAAATCTTCCCCAAACCCTACTGTTTCATCGTAAGGAGCTTGTCGAAGAAGATGATGATTAACCCCCACCCTATCAAAAAGCCTTTGGCTGTACTCACTCCCGTCTGGGGAAAACATATAATCTGCACCCCAGCATCCCCACTTCAACATAGAAATAGCTAACCTATTCTCCATGCACAAAGCGGTAGGATAACAGTACAAATCAGGATGCCAAGAAATAGTTTTAACACCCTTCTCTTTAGCTACCTTAAACAAATCATCAAGAATGACCTGGGGTATGTTGAACTTTGCTCCTAATACATAGTCAGGTTCCCATTCGAAAATTCTTTTAACATCCTCGGCAACCATTTCTTCCTCTTGAATGCGAAGAACCTCACATCCTAGTTTTTCAAAAGTTTTAGCCTTACCTTCCTCATCATACAGCTTTTTAAAGCCTCCAATATACGCTATTTTCGTCATTTTATACCTCTCAAAATGTACTTCTTCATAGAAGGGATAGACTCCTCTAAGGTGATCCTTTCAAGCTCATCTACGAGAGAAAGACCTGATAATCTAAACCACTCCTCATGAGGAGCCCCGTATGTAGGAGGAGTTATAACATTAAGACCTAGAATCCTAGCCTCTGTAACCAAGCGGCAACATGATTCAGGAGTCTTAGGAAGAAACACTAAAGCAGGATACTCCGAAAGCTTGCGTAAGAAATCCTCCCTTTCCATAGAAGGAATAAGATCATAATCTAATTTATTAGCCTCGCAGTATGCAACAGCACCTTCTGTATTCTTTATATCCTTGTCACTATCAACAATAGCAAACTTTCTATGTTGAGGTCTTTCTCCGTAACTTAACATCTCCCTAAAAAACTTAAAGTCCTCTTTAGAATAGGGAGTAGTACTCATACTAACAAAATTACCTTCCACTTTGTTTATCTCAAACAAATGCTGTTGGAATTTAGTTTGAAAAAATACAGCCTTAGCGTTTTTGTAAAACTCTAGCTGTCCCTGCCACACACTAGGAACTATAGCATCCTTGAACAAATAGGGATTTCTACCATTACCTGGACCGATGATAAACTGGTAATCATGCTCTACAACCACATAGTTCTTATACTTAACTAACTTCTTAATATCATAAGGAGAAAAGAGGCTTCGGTTAGAAACAATATAGAACCCATCCTTCTTAATTGCACTATCCAATTTATTATACCTTAGCTTATTAACTGGTATATCCAAATGCTCTATGATAGCAGCATCGCTTAACTCAGCACCGCCACACAACTCATCTCCAACGAAAAAATCCGACAAGTAATAAAGTTCTTTAGACATATTTCGCTCCCTCTCTCTCAAACACAGCCGCTGGATAAGGCTTAAATGTTTCGTTAACTAATTTCTTTTTCATAGCTTCTGCTAATGCGTGAGGCAAGCCTTGATTACCTATGAACAAACTGCATCCAGAAATAATCTGGGCAATCTCATACGCATTCTCCACTTTATAATACTCTATGTTCAAGTGAGGAAAGGTGTAACAAAAATATTCATACTCTTTTTCGTAACCAATAAAGATTCCCTTCTCTATCAACTCATCACTGATCTGCTGTTCCCAAAAAGAGTAATTTCCATGATACCTAGCACTCCTACAAAACACTACACTCTTGTTGGGGATCTTCTTAGGCGGGATGGACAACCATGCTGTATCTCTCTCCTTTAAAGGTAACCCTACAGAAGCTAGATGAGAATCACTTAAGTTATTAAACCTAACATGTTGACGAAACATATCTAAGTTACACCCTACAGGACCACCTCTCCACAGCTTAACTTCTTTAATGTAGGGTTGTTCTTCCAAAATAGGTCTAAGCTGTTCTATGGAAGACTCTGTAAGCTTAGTATGATCGAAACGAAGCCAATTTACTAAAGGTTCTCTCTTCCCTCCTTCTGGATCTAAGTACAGCACACCGTCTCCAGCGGCACGAATTACAGGTAAAGAGAATATAATATCCCCCATATCCCCCGAATGTTTAAAACTCTTAATCATCTTTATTGTTAAAAGCTCTCGCCAGTCCAGATTTTAAAGTATGGTTTTTAGCTCTCATAGCTTCCCTATAAAGTTCTAACCTATACCCTGCAACTTTATTAAGATCAAAATACTTCTCAGTTACATCATGAAGATTCCTACCCATTTCATCCCGATGCTTTTTGTTATTAATGACCTTGGTGAGTATTCTTACCCATTCACGGGGAGGTGCCCCTGGATCAATAAGATAACCTGTTTTTCCGTTTTCAATAGTCTCATCATAACACCCTACATTAGAAGCTATCAAGGGGATCGAATACCGCCCACACTCTGCAACTTTAATCTCTGATTTGCTGTCGTTAAAATTATTCATTTGTAGTGGAGCTATAGCCAGATCCATTCTAGCAAACATACCACCATAATCAGACGGTTGAGCAGCATTAAAAATATTATAATTCTTATGACCTTTCAATCCTCGCATCATAATCTTTTTATAATTATCCCACACATCATGCTGCCAATCTCTCTCCTCTCCAGGGGCTAAAGGAGGACACCCATAAAAATCCCAAGAAATTTTATTGGATCCTACCCTTTGATTAACAAAATGAGGAACACTTGCAAATTCTTTCACATCCTCCTCATGATGAATCCCTCCTGCCCACCCTACTCTAACCAAACCTTTGTACGGAGGAGGGCTCTTAGGAACATTCCAACAAGGAAGATTATAATCAATAGCATTTTTTACTATAGCTAACACTCCACCGCAATACTCCTTAACTCTTTCAGCAAACTTTCTCTGTGTAACAGTTACCAAGTCTGCATGGTGATAAACAAACTTCGTTAGCTCGTCTAATTTTTGTTCTTTGTATACGGGAGTGAGTCTATGACCTTCATATAAATCAGTAAGAAGATCGTCGGTATCATAATGAACAAAGCACCCATGCTCCTTTGCGGCTCCAATAAGCCTAGCGGTGTATGGACCCCCATAATTCATAATGTTCTGGGTCATCATTATATCAGCCCACTTCATATCCTCCAGAGTATCAAGAGGAGGCATCGCGCCCTCTGGGCTATCCTCATCTAACTTTAGAGGATTCTTATCATACCTTATTTCTACTTGATCAGGATATAACTCCTCTAATTTTTGCATTGGATTCCAGGCTCTGTAGTAAGAGCAACCACCATCGTTAGCAGGACAACATAATATTTTGAGCTTTTCCATATATAAAATAAGAGGGTCTTTCAACCCTCTTATAATAGTCCTTAGATCTAATTAATTAGACAACTTCATCAGCAACATCGTCTTCGAATGCCGCACCAGAATTTTCCGAAGAGTGGGAAATACCTAGCGCAGATGCTAGACTTCCTACTGCTCCACCCAAGTCCATGTTCTTATCCGTAGGGATAAGAGCTTTTGCCGCTCGTACATAGTGTTTGCGCTTACGCTTACTAAACAGAGTGACAACTCCTTCCCAAGCAGCCAACCCAGGAATAAAGGTACTAGCTACGCCAAACGCAGCATCCATCAGCCCACCTACATCGTCACCATCCAAGGCTCCTCCTGCGGGGACATATGCAGCATCAGCTATAAGCTGATCTTTAGTTGCCATAACAAGTGAAGTTCCCTCAGGGATCTTTGATTTCACAGAATCAGGAAGTTGATCAAAGGGGATAATAGCCCCCTGCTGGCCTTCTTCAAGTTGGTCTGCTGTAGTAAAAACTGTATCTTCTCCGAATACTCCTTCAAGAGCAGCGCAAGACAAGAGCCCCACACCGAGAACCACAGTAAACGCAAGAGTTAGAAAAATATTTCTCATAGTTGTTAAGTAGTTTTTAACCGTGTTAGGTACTCATCATCCGTAACAGGAGCCTCTTCTTTTTTAAGAGTAGGCTTATCCTGTGTAGGAGGACTAATAGTACCTTGGACTGCCAGAGATTCAGAAATTAGTTTAAGCTCCTCATAGTCCTCCAGCCTGACCAAGGAGTAGATATCGTGGAGTTCTTCCATCCACGCTGCAACATCAGCAGCGGATCCTGCTGCTTCCGACTTGGGGCGAGGCTGAGACTGATCGTACTTCGGCCATTGACCCTCTTTGTACATGATAATCTTAAAATCATGTCCGCTCTCAACATCAGTAATATCCCCAAAATCTTCATCAAGAATAGCGGTAATCATCTTCTTAAAGAGAATAATCCCGACCGAGAGGATTTTTACCTCACTAGTATCCCTATCAACTACATTCATGTAGTAGCGATCCCGTGCTTTAATTTGACGAGCAAGATCCTCGTCTTCTTTTCTACCTGTTTTCCACAGACCAAAGTAGAGATCGCAGACAGGGCAAGCCTCTCCATGAACTCTACGGCAATGAATATTTTTCACCTGCCCCTCCGTTGTGGGGACACGGTGAATCTTAGTCATCGCATAGAAGTCTTTATCGTCATCATTAGCAGGAAGAATACGAACGGTATTCGTTCCCTCAGATATTTGATAGAAGTTGTTAATAAAATTGTTATCACCACTTCCTTGTGAAGAAAGCTGATTGTGAAGTTCTCTAATTTTGTCTAAATCAATTGCCATTATTAATTCCTAATAGTTTATTGTTAACTAGTTGTATAGTTTAGTTTCTGCTCGTTCGTTAGAAGACAGTTGGATGAGCATATCGCGTTTGATGCCAACTGCCTGTACAAGTCCTTTTAGCGTGAGGTATTTCTCCTGTAGTTTACGGTAATCATTACACCTATTTAGGTACTCCACGCTAGAGTTTACATAATTTTCCATATCTTTTGCGGTAGCTTTTTTACCACTTGATGCCAACACTTCTTGGCACTCTTTAGCTTTGTTAGCTTTATACTTTTCTACCTCTGCCTCTGCTGCGTTAGCACGGGTCTGAGCCTTGACCATCAAGGTGTGATAATAGGCATACTGAGACGGGAGATTCATCATCTCACCTGAAAGGTTATTTTTATCTACCTCTACCAAGGCTCTAGCAATAGAGGGGAAATTCTTCCACTCAAAGATGCCGTCCTCTAAAAGTTCCTCAAAGTTATTCATAGCTTAATAATGTGGTAAAAAGTTCTTGGTTTAAGTTCATAGCTTGTAGAAAAGCCCGTGATACTAAAACGGTCAGCCTCTCGTTGTGGAGGGGAACCGCTTCATCAATATCATCATAGTCCCCATACCCCACAGTTTCTAACAAAATATGAGTTATTTCATGAAGAATTGTTTCTCGCAATAGATCCCCCTTCATAGAATCCTCTAGGTGTATAATGCCTTGGTCGAAATCTGTTTTACCCCAACACTTTACATCCTCCTCATATAAGTCTTTATCGAAAGAGAATTTAAAGGATCGCCAACCCCCATGAAAGAAGTTAATACTCAGTTCCTTCATGTGCCCCCTAATATCAAGCGCAGTCATGCGCCATCCTCCTTCATTCTTAAGATGTTATAATCAATAGACATCGGAACTATAAATCTTTGCCTACTGTTTCTAGACTTCATAACATACAAACGCATGGACCCTTCATCGAACTCTTCTTCAGTCTGATTTAGTGAAACAGCAAAATCGCAAGTCCTAATCTTACCATACGAATCACCTAACTCCGCATCAGTAATAAGCTTAACAAGACGGCCCTGCCTATTGGTTTGCGTAGCAGTCCAAACAAGGAGATTATGCTGAACACCTAAGCCTCTCAACTCTTCTGCAATCCTTTGTTGTGCTTGGTACTCCTGCATTCCTTCTCTAGTGGGCCTAAGAAGTTCTAGATAATCAATAATCAAAACATCAGGTTCAAAATCTTCATAGTTTTTAAGTTGGACCAACAAAGACTGGACAGCATTAATGGTAACCTGTCCAGTAGGGAATTCTTTAATAATGAGCTTCCCTTTCGGAAATTCTTTAGCGAATATATCCAACCGTTCTTTAATAGCCTTAGGCTGAGAAGCTAACACTCCTTGAGGAAGAAGGGTCATAATCGAATCAAACCTCTGAGCGATCTTGTCTTCTGACATTTCCAGAGACACATACAAAACCTGCCTTCCTTCCATCAGAGATTCAACTGCTTGGTTTACTAGGAAAAGAGACTTACCTACCCCTGGAGGAGCCACAACCATTGCTAACTCCTTACTGCCTAACCCTCCCTCTAGAACGCTATTAAGGTTGGGAATAAAGGTCCTATACTTGGTCTTATTATTTACATCGAGGACACGCTTCCATCTGGTTAGCACATCTGTAAAATAATCTTGTCCAATATTAACATCCCTACTTACGGTGAGAGCCTTCCGAACAACATTCTCAGTCTCCTCCACTCTACCCTCCTTTACTAACTCAACA